TGATTCAAATGTTTTTACTGTTACTGCTGCTGCCAGTGCTACCAATAGTGGGAATGTCTCGATTACTTTATCGGGAGCAGGACAATATGTTTGCGAAAATTGGTCAAAATCTATACCATATAACAATAGAGCTACGATCCAGACAACATTTAGAGAGGTGTTTGAACCATGAGCAGTTCTGCTATTGTTAGTAATCTTCAGAACATAAACCCATCATCGGTAATAGAATTATTTACACTTGCACTAGATAACAGCTTACATGGAGCGACCACAGTTTATAGATTTCATGCTGGCTCATCTTTGAAAGACAATGGAGAAGTAGTCTGGGCAGGAAATACATACCAAAGATTTCCAGTAAAAGCTGAAGGTTTTGCATTTACAAAAGGACAATTACCCCGCCCAACTTTGACAGTAAGCAATGCCTTGGGAACAATTACATCTATCTTACTTACAGTAAATGCCACAACCACTGGAAATGATCTTACTGGTGCAACTGTTACTCGTATTAGAACTTTGGCAAGATTCATTGACGCTGTTAATTTTCCTAGTAATGTAAATCCTTATGGAACACCAGATGCTACAGCAGAGTTTCCACAGGAGATATATAAAATAGATAGAAAATCAGCAGAAAATAGAGAGGTGGTTCAGTTTGAATTAGCTGCTGTATTTGATCTTGCGGGTATTCGTGCTCCTAACAGACAATGTACTAGAGCAGAATTTCCTTCAGTAGGTACAGTTGTAGGATGAATTGGAAAGACGCTGCACTTAATCATGCTGAAATAGAAGATCCAAAGGAATCTGTTGGGCTTTTATTAAATGTTAGAGGTAAAGAGAGGTATTATCCTTGCCGTAATCTTTCTATGACAGCCCATCAATGTTTTATTCTTGATCCAGAAGATTATGTAAAAGCAGATAATTTAGGAGATATAGTTGCTGTTGTTCACAGTCATCCATCAACTCCAGCTATAGCTAGTCAGGCAGATAAAGTTAGTTGTGAACAAAGTGGACTACCTTGGCACATAGTCAATCCAAAAACAAAACAGTGGGGATACTATGAGCCACAGGGTTATGAAGCACCTTTACTAGGTAGACAATGGGTATGGGGAGTAACAGACTGTTGGTCATTGGTTCGTGACTACTACAAACAAGAAAAAGGAATAAAACTCAAAGATTACGAAAGGCCCATAACTCCAGAAGAGTTTATGAAAGATCCATTGTTTGAAAGCTATGCTTGGCGAACAGGATTTAGAGAACTTAGACCAGATGAAAAGTTAGAATCTGGAGATGTTTTATTGATGAGTATTTTAGATTCAACTTTAAATCATGTAGCTATTTTTCTCGGAGATGAGGTATTACATCATTTAACCGATAGACTATCTTGTAGAGAACCATATTCTCCGTGGTTGTTAAAATGTACAGGAAAGAGGTATCGTTATGCTTCGTAAAATAAAATTATATGGAGAGCTTGCAAAGTTTGTAGGGCATAAAGAGTTTGAGATAAAGGCAGACACATTGGCTCATGCAATGAGTTTTTTGATAAATAATTTCCCTGGAATTGAACAGCACATGAATGATAGATACTACAAGTTAAAAGTTGGAGATTATGAGCTAGATAAAACTGAATTAGGAGATCCAATAGGGCAACAAGATATACACTTGATTCCTGTAATTACTGGTGCTGGTAGAGGATTAGGAAAAATACTTTTAGGTGCTGTATTAATTGGATTTGCAATCATAAATCCAACTGTAGGTTTTGGTCTTGGACCAGGTGGTTTAGGAGCAGGATTCTCAACTGCAACTGGAGCATTTAGTTTTGCTGCATTTGCAGGAAATATAGGTATAGCTTTAGTTCTTACTGGAGTTTCTGAGATGTTAACTCCTTTACCTAAAAAGCCAGATTTTAGTTCTGAGGAAGATCCGAGATTATCTTTTAGTTTCAACGGACTACAGAATACATCAAGGGCTGGTACACCCGTTCCAATAGTTTATGGAGAAATATTCACTGGATCGGTTGTAATTAGTGCTTCTGTAGACACTGAACAGGCACAGGCATGACAGATATTAAACGTATTATTAGAGGTGCTAAAGGTGGCAACCCAACACCTCCATCGCCAACTAGAGATCCTGATAATCTTCATAGTAGACAGTATGCTACTTTTTTAGACTTAATATCGGAAGGAGAAATAGAAGGTTTTGCCACTGCATCTAAAGAAGGTAGAACAAAGGGAACAACTGTATATAACGATGCTGCATTGAAAGATGTATTTTTAAATGATACTCCTGTTATAAGAGCATCAGCAGATTCTACTGATGTACAAGATGTAGATAGAAATTTTCAAAATGTAACTTTTAACCCTAGATTTGGTACGGATAGTCAAACTGCTATACCAAATATAGATAGTAGTGTATCTACAACAAGTGTTGGATTTC